CAAACACCTCGGATTGTGGGGGAACATTGTCGTTAACGGAAACAGATACGATATGGGTTCTCCACGGACCACTGATTTCTAAACCCGTGGTGTTTGAGGAACTGGAAGGGCTGTTCAACTATGTGCAGTCCTTCCATGAAAAGCCTGTCAAAGAGCGAACTATCACTAAAATGCGCTCTGGTGATTCAAGTACACCTAAACATCCGTATGATAGATCGGATGCTTATTGGGAGGCACAGGATGGAAAATAAAGAACAGTGGATACGCGACACAGCCGCACAATCCACCAGTTGGAAAGACTTTTCCGAGCGGTTAGGATACTCATACCAGACCGCTCGGGTATGGTCTATGCGATATAACCTAGACATTCCTGATGGCAGGGTAGGAAACCCTTCTGGTTCGCCTAAACAAGCCGAACGGAATCATGATATATGGCATAGGAGGTATAACCTTGATGAAACGCTTCAGAGCATTGGTGAGCGTTATGGCATTACTCGGCAACGCGTCTTGGCTATTGCCAAGCGTGAAGCAAAAAGACTTGCCAAAGAGGTGTAAACCGCTATTATTAAATATGGCGTTTAGTTTATAGAAAGGAGCTTGCCATGATTGATGAAACAAATGCAATGGATCACTTCACCAAAGTAGGTGGTGATGTTGAAGCAGTAGCTCGGGATATTTATTCTCTAGCTCAGGCATATGCCGAAATTTCCCTGTTCCACACTTACGTGAAAGCACGGTATCCTGATGTGCATCGGGAGGCCATGCTGTTCGTTGAAGAACATATTATGCAAAACGGAGGGGTGACCAATGACCAATCCCTCCAAGCCTAATATTATGACTGTAAAGCTACCGCGTCATGGTAGCCCACAGGATCGTGGCAGTGCTGATGCTTATTATGGTCGCCCTTTCGAACCTCACTACTTTACTGGAAATACCTACCAGAGCACCTGTGTGGTAGAGGCCGTTATGACGGTAGCACAGATTGAGGAGTATCGTTATGGGTATGAAAACGAAGAAGACCGTAAAGACTGGGGTTAGTCTTATTGGTCTACATATCTTAACATCAACCCCAAGGAGAAATAAATGGATAAAGCACATTTGGATGCGACTCCAAAACTTTTGGAGCAAATAGTAAGTTGTGATTGGATGAGTCCAACCGCCGTTGAAGTTAGAGCATTGGGTATTGAAGACAACCTACACGCTCGTATCTGTTTTAAGAACACTTACAAACAAGTCTGGGTGATTGATGGCAATGTTCTGAAGATCATGCCGTGGCCGAACAACCCAGAAATTTCTACCATGCGGTATTCGTTAAGTTTAGAGGGGGCAGACTAATAACTCCTTTCAGTGGCGGGGAGCAAAGGGTTTGTCCTCGTCCAATACAGTGATCCTCACTTGGGGCTCTCCTGTGGAACACAAGGCCATGGATGCCGAATCATTGTTTCCCTCGCGGGTGTTGTTGTTATCTCCCGATAATAAAACAGTGACGATTGTCAAAGCAGAGTCTGCCTTAAATCATTGTCTGTAAATCCATGGAACACCCTTTTTTATCTTTGAGTATTTAGTGTTTGCTTTCAAGCACTCACACTTTATTATTAAACTATAACCTTAACTCGCAGAAAGGAGTCTATTATGGTTATCGGTGGCTACAGCCTCAAGCAAGAGTTTGACAGTATTACTGTTAAACATTATGAGTCTGGGTGGTCGTTCTTTGTACAGGGCGATGATGCTCAAACTTTCTTGGATGAGTGGGCTAAATGGCAAGATATTGTCGACAGCAACTTTTCCCACTTCCTTTCAACCCATGAGTATGACACTCTTTTCCAATAGGAGGATTACAAATGCCGATGAATAACGCAAAAGACTTAATCTTTGATTTTGATGCCTTTACTGGTAGCCTAAATCATTATTCCCATAAACTGCCTATGACCCCTGAGCTACGGCTTACGGATGGTACTAAATCCTTTGCTGAAAGGATGGGTGCTTACTGGTTTATGGATATTATAGCTACTGAGTTCCTACCACTACTAAGTGAGGAGGATTATATTATCTTCATACAAATAACTGTTGATGATAATAATAGTGCTGTCATTATAGGTACAGATGGTGATAAAGGTAATGGCCTCAAAATACTGCATACTCGTAACCTTAATTATGCAGACCTACCACCTAACACTGGTTTCAAGTTCTACCTTTCGGATGGCGTACTTATGCTACCGAGTGAATACTAATGGGTAACTCTGGTGGGTTGAGTAATTCATACAAACAATTCCTGGATGAGTTACGGGATAGTGGTGAAACTAATATGTTCGCGGCTACTATCTACCTTATGCAAGAGTTTGATATAACCAAACATCTCGCAACCGATATTCTTAATACATGGATGAAGGAGTATAAAAAAGATGGGTAAAGTCAAAGCATGGGCGATGGATCAGCAGGAAGAAGTGCAGTATCAATTTGAAGAAGGCGAGATTGATGCTCGCACTTGCGCTACGAAATTAGCACATCTTGGGATTGAGCCTGATGAGATTGAAGTGTGGATTGATGAAGCCACCGCTAACCGAGCACGACGGCTCTTGGACAAGGTGTTGGAAACAACCACTAATCTAGGTCTTCCAAAATGATGCTTGCAGAATTGCATAAGATGAGTAACGATACTCAAGTAAGAGTACTTACGACATATGTTTCCTCCCTTAACTGGCGGTCACTTCGGTGGCCGCCTTTTTTGTCATCGTGAAGCAAAAGACCAACCTCCCAAACCCTCACACCTTATTATATAAGGGTAGCCAATGGTGGCTACGATTCAACTAAAGGAGGTAGCAATGGCTACTCAATTTTTACAACAAGTGCAGTCGGCAATGGAGGGTAAGTTTTTGACTGACCCCATACTTACTGCCGAGGTCTGCCACGTTGAGGCAGACAGCATCCGGACGCTAGCCGTCAGCATGTTGCAAGTACCAAGCGAAGTCGGCATGGTGGCGACATACATGCTGGTGGATTACCAGAACAATCCACAACTTGACCGAGTAATCTACACGATGGACGAGTACGATCTCATCCTTGATTACATCGGCAAGGTTGCCAATCAATATGCCGATTACTAGGAGGAAAGTATGGCTGTGATGCAAGTGCAAGCGGCCTAATCAACGGACAGGGGGCGAGGCCGCACGGGGCTTTGTCCCCTGTCCACCAACTATTCGTAGAGAGGAATAAAAATGACTGAACCACATTACGTCGTTAAATTTGCCGATGGGCAGAAGGCTGTATGGTCGCTCACACAAATGGTTGCGGAGATCAATCGCGACCGTAGTGATGATTGGGAGCCATACACAAAAGATGATTGGACTGAGGGCTGGACGCATTTTATCAATCACGACGAGGTCCGCATTGTGGGGTTTCATTTACGATGATACTACTTGGCCTTCTAGGTGTGATATTTATGGTCATCGTCCTGCTCTGCACCGACTGGTAACTAAATTGTCAAGACGAACAAATAAAGCACCTTCCAAAAAAGTCACGCTTTATTATATAAGGGTAGGCAGTTGCTTACTGAATCTTAACAGGAGGGTACAATGGAAGTAAAAGATCTTACACCAGTTGATGGCTGTGATGACTGTGCATATTTAACTGAAGCATTTGAGGAACCTACTTGTTGTCTTGAATGTGCGCTAGAGCAGAAGGAGGCTAACAATGGGACTTGACCAATATGGTTTGATTGGGTGCAAAACCGAAAAACGCACTGATGAAGAAACTGGCGAAGAGTACACTGTAAAAATCGCCGATCAAGATTTTTACTGGCGCAAACACAGTCGGCTCCAAGACTTTATGGAGGAACTGTGGGTGGAAAAAACAGGCAGACCAGCCACCGAGCTAAACTGTGAAGATATGGAGCTCACCGAAGCTGATATCAACAAGCTGGAGGGAGCATGGCACAACAGCTACGCTCAAAACCAAAGCGAGGGTGGCTTTTTCTACGGTCACCAATTCCAAGAAGAGTCCTGCCAAGTATATAAAGATGACGATAAAAACTTTATAGAGGCGGCAAAATCTGCCATCAAGGAAGGTACACAAGTCGTGTACTCCTGCTGGTGGTAATCATGGAAACATTTATCATCCTCACAATAGCACTGCTATTCATCTAAACACCAAAGGCCATCGTCACAAAACGGTGGCCTTTCTTCCACGCGGCAATGTCCATAGACCTCCGACCATCGATATTCACCCACTTTTCTAAATAGTAACCAAAATGAAATCATAGGTGAAGTAGTAGATCCGATATTACAATATACAATATCTTACTATCTTTGTATTTCAAAGGGTTATTGTGATTAAATCGATATTGAGGTATAAACTTTGAGCCCCTACGTGAGTCTGGAGTATGCACTTTTTGAAAAGAGTCGATTTCTGTTGTAGGTTCTATTATAGAAAAGTAGACTGTTGATATGCCAAAAGCGAAAGTTACACACAAGAATAAACTAGACGTTATTGCAAACCCTCGGGTGGAAACTGGTCTTACCCCGATGCAGGAAAAGTTTGCAACGATTTACGCAACTGAAGAAGTTACCCAAACCGAAGCCGCCCTTCGTGCTGGTTACGCAGAGTCTAACGCACACGCCATCGCCAGTCGTATGCTGAACGGTCGTGACTACCCCCAAGTTTTGGAAAGAGTGCGCCAAGTCAAGGTAGAACTTCAGCACAAGTTTGAAGTTAGTTTTGAAAGCCATGTCAAGAAGCTCGCTGAGATACGCGACCAAGCCCTGCAAAACGGAAACTACGCCGCCGCAGTCACGGCTGAAAAGTCAAGAGGCCAAGCCGCTGGATTGTACATTGACCGCAAAGAAATCCTTATGGGTAAAATAGACCAAATGAATCGCGACGAAGTTATGCTAGAAATACGCCGCATCCAAGAAGAGTTCCCGCAACTGGTTCAGGCAACAGAGCCTGTAGACGCCGACTTCACAGAAATAGAAGTTCATCCAAATGCCAACACCGAAACCTGAGTCTAAATTATGGAAAGCCCTACGGGACGGAACACGCCACACTGGAGTCCATTGGGTAAGGATGGAGTCATGGGCGAGTCCAGGAGTGCCTGACCTCAATGGTTGCTTGAATGGCAAGGACTTCTGGGTAGAGTTAAAGGTTCTCACGACAAAGTCTGACAAGAAGTTCCCTAAGTGGCGTCCGCATCAAATCGCTTGGCAGACCTCAAGAACAGGTGTTGGTGGATGCGTTTGGAACTTGGTTCATCATCCTTCCTCCCAGACCCTGCTGTTTATGGATGGAAAGAACCTCGCAAAGAGATTGATAGAGAATGATCCAACGTGGGATGGATGGATGGATTGGCCGAGGGACAAAGATGGATGGACAGAGGTCCTCGACAGATTGATGAAGACTGACGAAGAGTGATCACTGGCTCCTCGTTCGTCGTCCGTCACGAAAGAAATCGGTAGAAGTCGCGTGAAGTCCATAGACATCTGCCTGTTGTCGTGTAGCTGTCTTTCTTGTTCGTTATGATAATTTAGGTGTTTACATAGGAAGGTCCATTTGCTACTCTATATGTGTAGCAGGCAATAATGCTTGACTCGCAAGTTCGTAGAAAGGAACTTATCATGGCTAAGACAGCTAAAAAAGTCGGTTACCAAGAAATCATGGAAACCGTCCGTAAGACTAATGCTAAATCAGCTAAAAAAGTCGCCCCTCAGGAAATCACTTTCGCAGGTATTAATGCCCTGCCTGAGGAGCGCAAGCGTGAAGGCGTAACCGCCGAGGACATCTTTAAGTTTGTCCAGGAACACGCAGGTGGAAACCCTAATAATGTCGGCGTTCGTGTTGTTACCGACGTTGACCCCAAAGCGGAACAGCCCTTCCCCTTTGAAAGCAAGCGTACCTTGTACGACGCAGACGGGTCACCTAAGTCTGTCCTACGGGGCAAGGTCGTTTGGCAGTTGATCAACTCTGGCAAGGAGACGGTCACCCTGCAGGAAGTGGACATGGCTCACCGCTCTATTAAGGCACGTCGTTTCCATGCCTTGCTGGACGCGCTTAACGGTGGACAGTCAGCCTCGGCTAAAGCGACATGGGGCAAAAACTTCGTGGAGCTTTATGTCATTCCGGCATAGCACCTGATATCTCCCACCGAGGGCGACCGCGATGGTCGCCCTTTTTTATTGGATTGATTCCCTGATTGACAAAGAAAGAGGAAGACGATCCCCCTGCGGGTAAACAAGAGCATATAAGATAGATAGATTGATTGACCTCTTTATACGAAGAACGATGACGATCTCGGTATACATCAATATGTATACTCAAAAATTCTCAGGGGTCAAGACATCGGCCGAAGTCGTCGAGCTGCTCGTCACTTTTCCAAGGCTGTCACAGTGACAATTTAACGCTGGCAAGACGTGGCGGCGGCTGGCAATGTTAACACCTAACCAAAAGCAAGGGAGTTAATTATGGACTACGATACTTTACGAGAGCAAACGGATGAGGACTTTTTGTATCATCGTGAGCTTGGATGTGTGCCTATTAGTCAGTGCGTAAATATTGGCTGGGGACCAAACGACGAAACCAAAATTGTGCCGAAAGCACTGTTTGATGAAATTACTGCATGGTGTCAGCATGGCACTGTTATGGGGAGTTAATTATGCTTATTATCGTTACCTATGGTTATCTAATGTTGGCTGGAATTTTCCTAATGTTCACTAGTGTGGACTTGTTTAACATCCCACCGTTGCACCATTATATCAGCGCACTGGTTTTTGCTATCGGCTTTTCCAGTTTTATGGTCGGTTATATCGGCGCATGGCGGCACAAATGATATTGGTCGCATTAGGTAGTGTTGCCGCATTATTAATTATTTTGCTGGCATTGTAAAAAAAGTGTTGTGTAGGGGTTTACAAACACCACGTTAACCCCTATATATAATTTATGCACAGCGCAATGGTGCGCTGGCGTTAACCAAATAGGGGTTTATAATGGTTAAAACTACAAAACAAGCGGCACAGGCTTTTAACGGTGCAAACGGTGTTAACGCACCAATTAACGTGGCGGCAATGGCGGCTTTTGTTAAAGCTAACGGCCTTGGCAATGTAGGCTTGCAATTAGCACCAGCCGCACTTGCCAACGGTACGTTGTTTGGTGGCGGTGCAATGTGGCGCGCCATGCAACCTAACAAGGCTGGCACTGTTAGCGCACGTGGCCTTATTTTATGGGCATGTGTAAACGGTGTGCCGCAACATACCGTTAACGGTGTAAAGGCGTTTAACGTGGGCGGCATTGCCACCACTACACCAGCCGCACTTGGTAAGCCAGTACCGCTTGCCGCAATACAGGCGGCGCACCAGCATTGGGCGGCCAGTGTGTTTGCTAATGCTAACAGCACCCACACCAACCAAAACGCGGTAGCGGCGGTGCTTAATGGTGGCTTTAACTATAGCGCACAAACAGCGGCCACATATGGCACGGCCTACGGCCAGCTTGTGTTAATGGGTTAACCCCAGCCTTAGGCGGCCAATGGCCGCCTAAGGTACCCCCAGCGGCCAGCAATGGCCTGTTGCATTTTTGCAACACCCCAACCCCCCTTGAGAGACGAGAGGGTGTGTATGCACAGGCATATACACGGTTCTTTCGATTTCGTTACCACTCAGATAATTATTTGCGTACCCCCACCCCCCTTTTTGAACAAATGATGGGTAGGTTCATTGCTGTTTTGAAATTTTTATACTATTTTGAATCTATGGACATTGAACCAGAGTATTTGGGCGTAACGACAAATGAAGATGGCGAGATAGCGTTGTCTTTGTTTTATGAGGATGGCGTCCAGTTTGATATGTATTTGGATGAGCAGGATTTGTCCGATTTGATAATAACGTTGATGTTTGTAGCGCAGAGGAAGAGACCGTGGCAGAAGCTCCATTGAACATTCCAGAAGATGTGTTGCGGCAGTATGCCCGTTTGCTTGAAAAGAGTGGACAGTACAGTTCGAGTGATCGCGCGAAAGCGAATTTTATGGCCTATTGTAAAACGGTATGGCCTGAGTTTGTTGAGGGTAGCCACCATAGAGTGATGGCTAAGAAGTTTAATGGTTTAGCTGATGGTAGTATTAAGCGGTTGATTGTGAATATGCCACCGCGACATACGAAGTCGGAATTTGCCAGTTATTTGTTGCCGAGTTGGTTGATGGGTTTGAACCCTAAGTTGAAGATTATTCAGGCGACGCATACTGGTGAACTGGCGGTGAGGTTTGGCCGAAAGGTGCGTAACCTTATGAATAGTAACGAGTACTCTCTGGTCTTTCCTGATGTGAAGTTGCGACAGGATAGTTCTGCGGCTGGCCGATGGGAGACCCATGCTGGCGGTGAATATTTTGCGGCTGGTGTAGGAGGAGCGATTACTGGTCGTGGTGCGGATTTGATGATTATTGATGACCCGCATAGTGAGCAGGATGCGTTATCCCCTGCGGCGTTAGAGAATGCGTATGAGTGGTATACTTCTGGTCCGCGTCAGCGTTTGCAACCTGGAGGAGCTATTGTGATTGTGATGACGCGTTGGTCTGAGATAGATTTGACGGGTAAGTTGTTGAAGCAACAGGCTCGCGATGTATTGGCAGACCAGTGGGAGGTGGTAGAGTTCCCAGCGTTATTGGAAGATGATAAGGTATTGTGGCCGCAGTTTTGGAAAAAGGAAGAGTTGTTAAAGGTTAAGGCTTCGTTGTCTGTTGGTAAGTGGGAAGCGCAGTGGCAACAGAACCCGACGTCTGAGACGAGTGCTATACTCAAGCGTGAGTGGTGGAATAAGTGGGAAAAGGAAGATATCCCTAAATTAAGTTATGTTATGCAGAGTTATGATACGGCGTTTAGTAAGCAAACGAATGCGGATTATAGTGCTATAACCACATGGGGTGTGTTTTACCCAGAGGAGGGTGGACCACCGAACATTATTCTGTGTGATGCGCGGCGTGGCCGATGGGATTTCCCAGACTTACGACGGATAGCGCAGGAGGAGTATGCTTATTGGGATCCGGAATGTGTGTTGATTGAGGCAAAGGCGAGTGGTATGCCGTTGACGCAGGAGTTGCGACAGATGGGAATCCCAGTACAGAATTACAGCCCTTCCAGAGGAAATGATAAGTACACCCGAGTAAACTCCATTGCGCCTCTGCTTGAATCTGGGTTAGTATGGGCTCCGGATACTAGATGGGCAGAAGAAGTTATAGAAGAGTGTGCGGCTTTTCCTGCTGGCGAAAACGATGATTTTGTTGATACAGTAACACAGGCTCTCCGACGCTTTCGCGAAGGAGGGTTTATACAGCACCCAGAGGACTATGACGATTATGTTGAGGGACCCCCAAGCGTTGCAAACTATTACGGATAAACTTGAGAACCTCAAACTCTTGATGGAGCAAGCTGAAAAAGCCCTCCGTCCACGGCCAGTTCTCCGTGTCATCCAAGGAGGAAAGCGTGGCTAGACAACCAAACCCTTACAATAATATTGAACGTGAATTTACCTTGGTCGGGCAGACATTGCCCGATGATGATTTAGAGGTTGAGATTCCAGCCCCTGCCCCCGAACCAAGTTTCGATGGTTTGGAAATGTCGCAAATGGAGGATGGTTCTGTAGAGTTTGCGGAGCCTGAATCTGTATCTATGGAGGAGGTGGGATTTGATGGTAATCTTGCTGAAGTTATAGATGATGATGAACTTACTGGTATATCCAGTATGGTGCTTGATAAGGTGGAAGAAGATAAATCGTCGCGCAAGGAGTGGATCGGTACATACACTAGAGGACTCGACCTTTTAGGGGTTAAGTACGAAAACCGCACTGAACCCTTTAGTGGAGCTACTGGCGTTATCCACCCGATGCTAAATGAAGCAGTTAGCCAGTTCCAAAGCCAAGCCTATAAAGAACTATTGCCGCCGAGCGGACCAGTACGGACACAAGTGCTGGGTGATACTACCCCTGAGCTAGAAAAACAGGCAGACAGGGTAAAAGATTTTATGAATTACCAAGTTATTCATGAAATGCCTGAGTACGATAGTGAATTTGACCAAATGCTATACTACTTGGGACTGTGCGGTAGTGCTTTCAAAAAGGTTTACAAAGACCCACAGCTCGGGCGTCAGGTAAGTAAGTTTGTAATGGCTGAAGATATGCTTGTGCCATTCAATGCAACCGACCTTGCAAGCGCGGAACGGGTAACACATATCATAAAAATGAGCCCAAATGAGCTTCGTAAACTTCAAGTTAGCGGTTTTTATCGCGATATTGAGGTAGAAGCGGGTGAAGGTGAGTATACTGAGCTAGACGAGACTAAAGAAGAGCTTTCTGGCTTGGAAAGAGCAGGGGATAATGAAGAAGTTACGCTGTATGAGTGCCATTGTTACCTAGATTTGGATGCTTTTCCGGATAAAACGGCCGATGATGAGGTAACAGGTATTAAATTACCGTATATTGTCACTGTTGCGGGTGATTCTGGCGAAGTTTTGTCAGTTTACCGTAATTATAGCGAAGTAGACCAGCTAAAGCGCAAAAAACAGTATTTTGTCCATTATATGTTCACTCCAGGACTAGGGTTTTACGGTAATGGTTTGATTCATTTGCTCGGTAATTTGTCTCGCACAGCCACAGCTAACCTTCGCCAGCTCGTAGATGCTGGTACATTGGCTAATATGCCAGCAGGATTTAAAGCTCGCGGTTTACGCATACGAGATGACGATCAGCCGCTCCAGCCCGGAGAATGGCGAGATGTCGATGTTGTTGGAACAGAGTTACGCAGTTCTCTTTTGCCTCTCCCCTACAAAGAGCCTAGCGGGACTTTGTTTCAGCTCCTCGGTTTTGTGGTGCAAGCCGCCCAGAAGTTTGTAGGTACAACTGATATTGGTACGGGCAACATCCAAAATACGGAAATGCCTGTAGGTACAACGGTAGCTCTTCTTGAGCGTGGTAGCCGTATTATGTCAGCGGTGCATAAACGCCTGTACAATGCTATGAAGCAAGAGTTTAAGCTCCTTGCCGATATTATTGCTACTGATACTTCTGATTATCCCTACAATGTTAGTGGCGCACAAGCAGGGTTAAAGGCAAAAGATTTTGACGGTCGTGTTGATATCGTGCCTGTGGCTAACCCGAATATTTTCAGCATGTCACAGCGGGTAAGCCTTGCCCAAGAGCAGTTGAAACTAGCGCAAGCAAATCCACAGATGCACAATGTATATGAAGCCTACCGCCGTATGTATATGGCATTGGGTATTGATAATGTTGAGCAAATCTTGCCGCCTCCTGCCCAGCCCCAACCTATGGATCCTGTGATGGAAAACGGTATGTTGCAGATGGCTTTGGGGGGTAAACAACAGCTCAAAGCCTTCCCACAACAAAACCATGATGCCCATATCCAAGCGCACTTGACTTACATGTCCAGCATGGTTGTGCGGTCAAATGCGGCGGCTATGCAGATTTTGCAAACTCATATCTTTGAGCATATCGCTATGAAAGCACAGATGCTTGTCCAGCAAGAAATGCAAGCTATGCAACAACAGGGGCAAGCTGTACCGCCTGAAATGATGCAAAACCGTGTGGCTGAGGTAGAAGCACAACTTATGACCGAATACATCCAACAGGAATCTCAGATTCTTGGGGCGGGTAAGCAAGACCCATTGGTTGACCTTAAAGCACAAGAGCTTCAGTTGCGTCAGCAAGAGCAGATGCAACAGGCTCAGCAAGACCAGTTGGAGCTACAGCTAGACAGGCAAAAGGTAGCCCAGCAGGGTGCTTTAGCCCGTGAGCGTATTGATAGCACTGAAGACATTGCCGCTATGCGAGCGCAGATTGCTATGCAACGAACGATGAGTAGAGGTCGGTAATGGCTAGAGAAGACGGTCCAGGAAGTCAAAATTTTGGTTCTAACCGTGGCACAGGTGGGTCAGACTTTAGTGACTTTGCGGGTGGGCAGAATAACCAGCCCCAGCAAGATGATGGCTTAGAACAAATCCGTGACCGTATTGAAAAAGCTGAAAAAATGGGAGTCAATATTTTCGGTGACTCTTTTGCAAACACTATTGCCGCTGATATGTTGGGCGGTTCTATAAAAGGTTTTGGTCCTACCTATAATTTTGGTGGGGGTAATCAACAAGCCGATAACTTTTTGCAAAATTATGCGACGCAGTATAGAGATACAGGTGGCAATTATATTTATACCAGTCCTTCTTCTTATCTCAACACTATGATGAAAAACTATGCGGGAGGGCTACCTCAAAACACTTTAATGGAAAATGTTTATAACCAGCTTGTTCCTGGAGGAGCTACCCCTTTAGGGGTTCTTGCCAATATTCCTGCTTTAGCGCAAAATATTCCTAGCCCTGTAGCGGCAGGAATTGGTTTAGGAAACATGCTTATGGGTAAATTAG